TTTTGTAGTATTTGAAGGTGATAGCAGCCCGAATCAGCCTGTGTATAAAGTTGCAGAAGCTATGCAAAAGAATATGCTTGTGTATGTCGGTATAGACGAGTGCGAGGTAGTTGGGTATCACTACAGCGAGGAGCATCAAGCTATGGTGCTTGAGCTTGAGATAAAGGAATATCCATGAGCCACGAATTTAAAATCTCTATTGATCCCAACGAGAAGCCAATGACGAAAGAAGAAATAAGTCGCAAGTTCATTGAGAACTTGGCAAAGAGTTACAAACATTCAGTACAGCAAGCCGTAAACATTCAGCGGGAATTAAGCGACACCGAGCAACTGCATCTTGCTGCCTCATCATACGCAACCAATCGCAAGGACGCTTATGCTGAATACGCGAAAAAAGGCACTGCTATAAAGAGAACACCTGTGCAGATACAAGGCATTTGGTTGGCACACTACGAAGGTTACAGAGAAGGCTACTGGGTGGCAACAGGCAATGAATTCACAACAGACCCCGCTAAACTAAAGGAGAAGAAATGACACGTTTAGAAATAGCAACACAGTTACTCGCAGGAATGTGCGCGGGTGACTGGCAGATGCAGATACCCGAAGGTCAAACCTGGGATGAGGTTGCAATACCACGGGCTTTTGAGTTGGCCGACAAGATGATAAGGTATCAAGCAACCGGACTTAAATTGACAGCACAGTTTGAGCATCAAGATTACACAATGACACTAGGGGAAAAGAATGACTGAAGAAGATGCATGGCAAGAGATTGAGCGCAAGCAACAGACAGACAAAGAAACTGCGTTGCGTCAACACGCATCTAACCGAGCTTGTGAAGTGCTGCGTGAATTAAACATTGCCGAACTGAGCCAGATGACAATGCTCAGAGTGTTTGCATTGGGTTATCGTGCGGCTGTGCTTGACATGGGGAGAGAGAAAAATGGCTGAACAATACACACGCAAAACAATTGGCACAGGCAAATTTTGGCTTGAAGAGGGGTGGTACACAGTTAAACAGCTAGAAGATTTGCTTACCGTCAACAAGCGCATGAACGAGCAGCTAAACAAATCAATGGAACAGGTGAGTGGGCATTTAAAAAAGATAAGGAAAAGAAATGAGTGAGATATCAAAATTCACAGTTAAAGGTTCAACAGTATCAAAGGTTTTACAGACGGTTGAACGTGCTACCGCGAGTGCGCTTGTGCAGCTAACAGGCAGACCCATGAAGTCTGTGTTGTCTACGCTCAAGACGCTGCATAACCGCAGCAAGATCCATGTAGGTGACTATGAGATCAACAAGCGTGGCCAGGTTTCAAGAGTATGGCAATGGGGGGATGGCGACGACAAACGAGAACCTCTCATCGTTAAAAACAAACAACCATTTACACCCCGCCCTGATATGGCATCAGCATGGTTAAGGAATCCAATATGAGTACATTTGAATCAGCACGAACGCGAGGACAGCTTGAACACATAGGCGCAGCAATCCGCGCCAATGAACAACAGGTCGGTGGCGCACACTATGCCGACAAAGCAATCCAGCCGTGGGACTATATCGTCGCCAATAATCTTGGTTATCTTGAAGGCAACGTAGTCAAGTATGTGTCTAGATGGAAGGACAAAGGCGGCGTTGAAGACTTAAAGAAGGCGCAGCACTACCTAGCAAAGTTACTTGAGTTGTATGACCGCTAGGCTATCAAACGTTTAGCTAAGTTAAGTCCGGCATCTTGTGTGCCGGTTCTTAACTCGTAATCATTGAAGTCTTCTCCCTCTACATCCGATAGCCAGTAGTCAAATCCTGTCTTTTTTGCAGCGTTGATACCAGCTAGATCGTTATCTGCCACCACTAGACCGCTTTGCAGCCCCTTGGCGACCTCAATGACGTTAGATGCAGAGAAGCATACCCAAAGTTTATATCGCGTCTTAGCGGCCTTTAACGCTCGTCTAATGGATAGTGCCGTGGCAAACCCTTCTACCAAGATATCCTTACCTTTATTGTCGAACCCGCAATGCGCTCCCTTAGTTCGCTGCCCTGCTAAGAATTTCTTATTCCCGTCTTTGTCTATCAGTTGGCAACCGACTAAGTTCTGGCCAACTCGCATAGGCACAACGAGCAAGTCCTTCCATACGATCCCCTCCGTGTCTGAGAATCCTTTCTTGACTAGATATGGGTGGGTAGATTGGACTGCATTCTTAAGGATGCCTACTGCCTTACGGACGGCTTCCTTTTGTTTGCGCTCTTTCTCTTTGGTGGCGAGTTCTTTTTTACGTTGGTACTCTTGGGTGTCTATCCATTCTCTATGGTCAGAGAACCAGGATACGGGACGCTCATGCACCGCCCAGTTCTGGACCGCGCCCTTATCACCATCGAATATGTACGAACCGTTGCGCTTTTCAGGATGGTCCAGAGTTGGTACGCGAACCCACTTGCCAACCTCTAGATCCCGAATGATTAAGCCATGCTCTGCGGCGAATGATTGGAAACTCATTTTAAATCTTGCTCCGCAATGTGACAGAAGATCCCACATTCAATGGATACTTCAGTTGGGTAATCACCTGCGCCGACAGGCAACTCGTCTAGATATATACGCTCACCCTTTGACTTCAGAATCTTCACACCCAGTAGTCTTTCGGTCTGTGCCATCTTTGTAAAGGCATCAGGGAAATCAACCCTGATCTTGTTCCAATAACCGAGTCCGCCCTTGACGCATCCAACGCAATTGTTATTGATGTACCCAAGTTTATACATAGCCGGTAGTTCTATTCCTGCACGATCAATCATGGCCAAACAATCTTGTTTTGTTAGTCCTTTCTCAACCAGCACCGACCATAACTTCACATCATTATTGGCATCCATGAACCGCTCTACCCTGTCCTCCTCCTCTGCGGTGTACCCAAATACCTGCACATCACCAGGCTTCTCATACCTCTTGCGGACTTCTTTCTTGAGGAACATAGTGCATGGCGCACCTTGTACACCCACGATGTATTTACGCTTTAGGAAGACCTCGTAGATGCTGCCGTGGTACTTCTCATCCTCTAAGATCGTAATGGGCTGTCCGAACCATGCCTCACAGTCTTTCAAGAATCTCATGTTGTCGGGATGCTCTTCCTTCACATGGCAATAGACCACCTCAACTGGAGTCTTGCTCTCAGAGATGGCAATCTTTGTTGCTACCGCACTTGCTGCACCACAACTGAACCAACTGATAACTCGACTCATGCTGCCCTCGCTTTGGCTTTTGCATATGCAATCGCCCGTGATTTGATCCAATTAACTGTAGCAGGTGTTGGCAATTCCGAACTTTCTATCAATCCACGAGGCCACACGCCAAACTTTTCCTTGTACTTATGTGCTGCCCATCCCTCCTTAAATCCTTTGGCGCGTGCGTAATAAAGGATCTGAGAGTAGAACGATTGCTTCTCAATGCTTAGGTTCTTACTTGCTGCCTGCAACTCTTCTAACTGTCCAGGTTTAGACACCACGCTCGACATCCGAATGCGAATGAAACCACACTCACCACACTTATCTTCAGGCCACACCCATAAGGCTTGGCACTTCGGGCATTTACTTTCTTTCTTAACTTTCTCTGGCGGTTCAGTCTTAGACTTCTCTCCTCCCTCCTTCAGAGTCGTAACCCCTTCGTGAAACAACTCATCCCAGTCTTCCCTGAACCGTAGATAGTTACCTGAATGATCAAGCCACAACCCAAACTCTTTACCCTGATGCGGCCTCATCACCCTGCCCAATTGCTGAACATGAGAAGAGAAAGACTTGCTGAATGGACGCGCCGACACGCCGATCATTACGTCCGTCACATCAAACCCACGGGTGAGAATGTCTGTGGCAATCAAGCCAACGATGTCGGTGTCAGGTCTACTGAAGTCTTCAATGACCGTACGCTTATAGTCATCATCCTCTTTGTACGAGATGCTGATGAACTTGTATCCACTCTCTGCGAATTGTTGTTGCAAATCCCTGCCGTGATCTACGCCCGAACAAAACACAATCGTCTTGCGTGGACCACCGAATACTTCGTGAGTCTTCTTCACCCACTCAGAGACTACATCACCCGTGATCTCCATCCCCCGCTTAGAGACTTCATCTTGCGCCCACTCACCGGCTACTTTCTTTGCGCCCTCCATGTTGATCTCTTTGGCAATGAACACCCGCAGAGGAACTAGCCATCCCTTCTCGACTAACTCACCCGTTGATGTTGCACCCACCACATTCGTATACGTTGATCCCAATCCTTTCGTGAATGGAGTCGCCGTCAACCCAATCACTTTGATGTGTGGGTTGTCTCGTATGAAATGTGTGGTCTTGATGCGCTGAACGTGACACTCATCCACAATGAGAAGATCAATCTCAGGGAATGACTTACGTTTCTCTAATGTTTGGGCTGAACAAACCTGTATGCGGTGCGCTGGCCTGTATCGCCAATGCCCTGCTTGCATGACACCATGATCGATGTCGTACTTGCCAAGGCGTAGACTTGTTTGCTCGACTAAGACAATGCGATCTAAAACCATTGCGGCTTTTTTAAATCCATCAGCTACCCTCTTCATGATGGACATAGCAACCTCTGTCTTACCAAACCCTGTCGGTGCGTATAACAGTTGACACCGATGACCTTCTAAAAACCCCTGTTTCAGCTTGTCCACTACGGCAAGCTGATGCTCCCTCAGTTCTAACATTTAATTCTCCTGGTCGGATACCGCCGATCTTCGGTTGTTAATCACCACAAAAACACGAAATACTTTCTTCGTCTTGATCAAACATATCTATTTGAGACTTTGCATAATCATACATCTGCTGATAGCTTGGCCTGTCTTTTCTAAACCGATCGCCATCACCATATGTTTTTTTACTTTTGCTTGCGTCCTCTTCCATTTTGATCCACCAAATAGCACGTTCAGGCTTCTCTTTGATAAGACTTAGTATTTGATGAGCGGGTTTTAAAAAACATAAGTCACAGTTGCCATGCATGGTGACACCATTCATGTTTGGCAGCCCCAAATCAAAACTTTGTGCCTTCCAAAAATTACCAACCATTTCTTTAGTGACACCAGCACTAACCAATGGGGTTCTTTCTCGTGCCATCTTTGCGGCTCGTCTCATCTCGTCCGCTCTTATGCCAACCCAATCCATGTTTTCATTGTGATCAAAGCCAAGGCTTTTTAAGTAATGATGGATCGGTCTGATCTTTAATTTGGCAGTACAAATTCTAGATACTGGGTTAGGCAAATAAGGAGACTCTCCTTGATTTATAAGCTGCACAAAAGGCTCACCATTGCGGCTTGCCGTTTCATAGGTAACAACTTTAAATCTTTCTTTTGGGATTTCATTGGACTGATACTCAATCCAATGTATGTGTACACCCCAATTAACAGAACAATCATGCACAAACTTTAATGTGGATTCTTCTTCTTTGCCTGTGTTAGCGAAACAAACTATTGCATCACCAGGTAATGTCCCACTGTGCGCTTGCAGTATTTGATACAACATATACGCAGATGTTCTACCGCCTGAGAAACTTATACAAGTTGGCTCAGTAATGACATAAGGATTAGACATCCAATTCTCCTGACCGGAAACCGCCGGACTTCGGTTGTTATGCTGCTACTTTTTCTGCTTTCTTGCGCCAGTAGTTAATTTGCTTCTGCATCTCTAGCGTCTTGGATTGTAGTTGATCACGCGATATCTTCACCGCATGGAGTTCTGCTTCAAGAGTTTTGATATCCGCCCGTAATGACTCTAGCGTCTCTTGTGCTTGAACTTTCTCTTCGGGCGTTGCATCCATATGACGCACGGCCAACATATCCATGAGCTTCGCATTCTCTTCTGCTAACTCACTGTGTGCAATAGCTAGTGCGTGCATTGAATTATCTAAACTCAGCGATGGCACAACACCAATGTTCTCAGTCTTCATCACAGACTGTTTGCCATTCTTCTCAAATTTCTTTTCTGTCTTCTCAATGTTGAGTGACTTCTTGATTCGTCCGACAGTCATCACGGAGACTCGACACTGACGGGCAATCTCGCGGTCAGCCCAGTCACTCCACTCAATGTCATCAAGTAATGTGACCACCGCCTTGCGCTTGTCTTCATTAGAACGGCGCAGTCCGTGGTTGTCATTCGCACCAACGGAAAACAGAATCGCATCTCTCAATGAACCCTGGCGGACATCACACTCTGCTTCTTTAATATCAGATTTCTTATGGGCAAAGTAACGATGAAACCCGTCCGCTAACCAGTAGTATGTACCATCGTGAAACACCGTAAGTCCCGGCATCTTCACTCCATCCATCAGGTAGTCTGCATACTCAGCTACTACTTCCTGATCCATGCTCGTCCGTGGCTGTGTACCACCGTCTAACCTAATCTCACTTAATCTTATTTTCATATTAACTCCCTTGTGTGAATAAACATTGTGATCCATTCCCTCGTACTTATCAATCCAGCTTGTTAGGAAACATGAGCGGAGTCTGAGGCGAAACTCCCCCAAGGGTGACGAGTTGTCACCTTCGAGGATGTCCGTAGCTTCTTGAGGTTTCCACTCGCATTCGCTTCGGGCTGTGCTTATCGATAAATGTTCTAGCACAACTAGTCAGACTGTCAGACCCCATTGTTCGAGTCCCCGTTCCGCTCTGACCAAGCTCGACACTACGGGTTGCTTGTTTCTAGATCACCCACCGGAATGAACCGATGGATCTATTCATTGCATGATGCTACCCATAGCCGCTATCAACTCCCACGGTTGGCGCTTACGCTTAGTTCGCCACTGCCATCTGCATACCCAACGCGGTTGTCCCTGAACGTATATGCAAATGAGTTTGCAGCAGCCATAAAAAAACCCTACTGAGACAGGCTTTAGGCTTGGTTGCCACATAGAGGGGTGGGTGATCACCTGATCTCTAGCTTTGACGAAGCCTACCTCAGTAGGGATTCTTCCGTTATCACCGACTTCCGATGGGTTACCAAGCCATCAGATGAGGACACTATAAAGCAATAAAAAACTATTTGCAAGTTCCGAACTGTAACTAGTTACAGTTGCAAAACAAAAGCCCCTAGCTTTTTGGGCTAAGGGCTTCGGCGCGAGGCGCACTTCCGAGGGAGGAAGACCAAGGGGGATTGGTGACCGAACTATATCATAAAAAAAAGGGGCAGTCATGAGACCACCCCCAAACACCCTGAACTGGGTATCCCTATTTTACTTGATTCTTAAGCCACATTGCCATCAGTAATGCGTCTGCCCGCCCGTGGTGTTTAACAAGATGCAATGGTGCGTCTGGCCAGATCTGCCTCGCCATCTCCAGTGATGCTTTCTTCTCCGTGCCTATGAGGCCGTGGTGCTTCTTCCATACCTGCGGACGTACCAATACAACCTCATCACCCGTTAACGCAGCCACAGCCTCTATAGCGCCCGCTGCCCGCATGAACTTCCCGCTAGAGGAGAGTCCTTGTTTCGGCATAGTGTGAACATCCTCTACGGCAATAAAGATCTGAGACACCCCCACCGTATGCAATAACAGGGATAAAGCTTGAGCATTTACCCGACTATTGACTGTTGGTATTTCGCCACAGTCCATATAATTTCCGCCTTGATCGATGATGGCCCATGCTCCGGACGAGCTACCAGGATCTAACCCAATAAATATTTTTTGTTCCATGCTTGACATCCTTGCAACACATGAATTAATATGAGTGCATCTGTTAAGGGACAGATTAATTAGAAGGTTAACACAAGGGGTGGTTATGGACTATAGCGAGATCCTGATCCAATTGGATCAACACACGAAGTTGTACCTCAAAGCAATACTCAAACAAGAACTCGACTTTGCACAGGTTCACTCAAGATTCATTCTTGAACTGGCTGCAGAACTGTTGGTCGCAACGAAGGGGATGAAATGAAATCATTCTCCATTAAATGCGAAGACGCATTCCATGCGCGATTCCAAGGCGTTTCATTTCAAGACGATGTCTCTATCCACATATGGCGTGAGGCTTGGTATGCAGCCCTGACTGAAGTGTTGAGTCTTGTCCAAAATGAAATGCCTGAAGGAGAGGCTCGTGACAAATAAAGAATTTGCAGAGTTTCTCAATAGGTCTAGAGATCTATGTGGAGTCCTTGTGCGAGTTATGGAGATTGAACTTAAAGATCAAGATCCAAATATGTTTTTAAAGACTAGTCTTTTAACCCTAGCAAAAATCTCTGCACTGATATTGCAACAGGTTACAGACGAAGAGAAAGAAGAAGCAACAAAAGTATTTTGTGGAACTGTTATGGAGTCTATTCAGCAATTAGAAAACGCTGATACCTCTGAGCAACTTGCTAAACAAATCATCAAAAAGGCGATGAACAAATGAAGATCACTAACAAATTTAATTTGCCCGAACCAATCGTTAACGCAATCAAGCGTCCGACTTATAGCAAAGGCGGCGCTAACCTGTC